GAGATAATTCGCGTATGTATTTAGTTGAGTTTTATTTATATCTGTGTCTTGGACAGTATTGAATGAATTTTTATCAATAGTATTTCGTGTTGTCAGTGCCATCATATTTAATATTTGGTTATACATGATAGATGTCTCGACTGGATATATTGTGACGATGTTGGCGGATGAATTAGCATTTTCTTGATTATCTGACTTAGTTTTACGTTCGAATATTACTTGTACGTTAAAATCTGTATCAACAAATTCAGCATCAAATAATGTATTATTTGGTGTCATAACTGGAACATATTGACTTAATATATTTAAATTTTTAATATTATAAGCTTTTGTATTATTTTTACAACTTAATATAATATTTGACTTCAAAATGTTATCGTCAAATGTTGGTAAAATATCTTTATTTAATAATAATATTGCAATTGGTTTCACGTCATATGTTTTACTATTATATATATTTTTAAATACTGTATCATTGCGTGTGTTACAATTATAAGTTACATACTGTTGCATTTTTAATATCGTTAAAATCGCGTCACGCATATTTATGTCAATATTATCCAAATTCAATGTTATTGTATATAAATATGACAAGTTATCAGACGATTTACTAAACATAATATTTGATATTGGTAATGGTATATTCATTTTATTATACGTATGTGTGAAATAATCATAACATATTGTTTCGATATTTATGAAATGTTTATCCAACTGATGTGTCAATTTAATTATTTCGTTTGAGTAGTCAGCATTCATAATATAACCAGAGTAATCATAGTAAATATCGGAAAGTGTTAGTTTTTGGTCTACGGATGGAACATAATTATTAATTTTAGTTATAATAATACCAATTAAAATTGACGAATCAGATGCGTCACAAAAAACGAGATATGAAGGTGCATCTATTAACTGATTATTATAAGTACATATTTTTCCATTAACTTTTAGTTTAGTTGCGATATCATTGATTGTTTCGAAACTATGTTCATATAACATATAATGTTGTCTTAAAAAATTGTAAGGCATATATGATGCGTAAATTTGATTTTTGAAATCTGTTAAATAATCATATGATGAAACTAATGTATAATCGTTTACGTCATATGTTTCTTCGATAAGGTATTGTAAAAAATTTTTGAAAATATAATTATATTCATATTTGTCTGTATAAATTAATGATAACATCATATCAACAGCATCACTAAAATATTTGATATATGATTTATTTGTTTGAGTAAAATAATTTTTTTCATTAAAATAATCATAATTATTAAAATTAAATATTGTGCCTGTATTATTCGGAAGAAACCTGTTTAAAATATTTCTATCATAATAATATTCAGTTTTATTAATATCCAACACATTATTTAAATTTAAGTCGTTATACATCAGGTTTGATGATTCTAGTATGTTATATATTTTTTTAATATCAGTTGAATCAGTTGATATATATGATAATGATTCAATCAAGGGCTTATTATTATTTAATTTATTTAATATACCATTTGTTGAATATAACATATTTTTAATTATCGACATATTAATATCATAAATTTTAACATTATAGTTATAAATATCAGTGTTGATCGTTTTATTGATAAATTCTTCATAATTCATCGAATAATTTGCTGTGACTTTTGGTAATTCAAGTTTGAAATATAATTTATATAATAAATCTCCTGTTTTTGGTATGGGAATTATCATTTCTGTTCCATATTTAACATCATCTAGCGTCGTTAATGTATCAATTGAAAAATTAGTATATTTACGAAATACAGTTTTAAAGAAAGTTATTTCTGGATTAGCCATTAAAACATCGTCTTGTATTCCATAACTTATTAATTGGAGTAATCCCCCTGGCATTATATATATTGTTATATAATAATATGAGTGATCTTTATATTTATTTTGTATCGAAATGATTTTTGGTGTACACTAAAAATCATTTTTAATTTTTAAATATTTAAAATAATTCCTGCTTTACCATACGAGAATTTGAGAATGTTGTAAGAATGAGCAAATATTGATATCGCTAATGTTTTATTCATATTTTTGTTAATAAATATATCATTAAGCAAAACAGATAAAACTTTTAATTCAATTCTATTAAAGTTACAAAATCCAGACGGTTGATATTCTTCAGGCGTTAAGGCAAATGAATATGTATTAATTCCATATGATGGAGCTTTGCTGTTACATTCATATGGTTGAACAAAATTAGAATAAATTCCGTCTATACCATTAAATCGTTGTATACCATTAAGATTTAATGTTGTCGATATAATTGGATTTCCATTATTTTCCTTATAAATGAATGCTTGTGAATTGCCCATATAAGTGCTTGATTTTGAATATGTAATTTTATTATCGACAATCGACGTATCATAATTATATTTATAACTCTCATAAATATATGATGGATAGTTAACATAGATGAATTCATTATCAATCTTCATAACTATGTATGAACCACTATAATATATACTATTAATTATTTTAATCGTATCGCCTACATTAATAAAATCACTGACATTAGTGTTTACTGTTCTTATTTTTACTTGTAATTTGTGTAATGTTTCAGGATATAATAATCTATTAAATTCATATATATCAGTATAAAATGATGTACTATACTCAAAATATTTAAGTCTAGCAATATTATCATTATCACGAGCGACCCAAAATAATTGTTTAACTGGATTAAAAAATGGAAGTTCAATATCAAATCTATCATTTTGAATACCGTCGAATGTTAAACGCTGTAATTGGTCAATCAAATATTCTTGACTTAATTGTGCGAATTTTTGCCGTTCATCTGTATCCAAATAAATATAATTTGCTATTAAAGTAACGGAATCTAATTTTATTAAATCTTCAATAACGACATCATCTTTTAATTTTTCGTAATAGCAACAATTAACGAGATCTTCTAGCTCCAATTCAATACGAACGTCATGGAAACGTAAATATATTAAAGGTAAAGATAAACCCGAATATTTTGTGAACCAAAAATCGATTGGAATATATAAAATATATGGTGGTTTAGTAACAGGATCAAATGATGTTAATTCATCGACGTCACCAATTAATTTTTTGATTGTTAAGTCATGCATAATTTTGTTTGATAGTTGATATCTGATGTTCATAAATAATGAGTCTGATATATCAATTTTTTTTCCACCGATCCAGACTGCGATTCCTTTTAATAGTTGATGACCAAGATATTCAACCCATGCGAAATTTATATTTTCTCGTGTGTCTTCGTCGTATAATTTTTTACTAAATGATAGTACTTCGAATAAATTTTCTTTAATTGTTTTCATTTGAAGAAGATAACCGTTAAGTAAGAATGAAAATTTATCAACAACAGATGGTTCATCTTTAATATAAAAATTATAATATGTTGTAAAATTTAAAAATTCTGATATATTGACCGAATCATTGATATAAATAATATTTGATTGTGAATCGATAGATTTACTTAATGGGACCCTATATGTTTTAAAAAATGAAACAATCGAATCACTAATTTTTGCAAATTCACCATTATAGTTAATATTTTTAATTAGCATTTGGTATGCTGAATTTATTTCAAAATAAGTTAAATTACTCACACTTAACATTTTATATAATGGTTGGACTAACTTGTAGTTTGAAAAATTTAAAAATGATTGTATATTATCATAAATAGATTTAATTGGTGTATAACTATCGGTAAATGTTGTCGCTGATGCGTACATAGCTTTATCTATTGCCACCTGTGGAATAGCAATTTTTAGATATAATTTATGAAGTAGATCACCTGTTTTTGATAAGATACAATGTAAATCGTTACCAAAATTCTGAGTACCATATAATGGTTCCTCTAAATATTCCATCGCAAAATTTGTATGTCTCCTATAAACCATTTTAAAAAAAGTAATTTGTGGGTTACCAATTAGGTAAATATCATGTACGCCATAAGATACTATTTGTAATAATCCTCCTGCCATTATTATTATTTAAGAGTTAATAATTTTATATTAAACAAATATATAATGCACTATTCTAAATATAATATCATCTTAATTAAAATTATTAGAGCTATCATTTTATTCGTCAGTATTTATGTAGTCACAAAATATTTTACAATCGGAAAAATACCATATAATGAAATATTTATGATATGTTCTTCTGGTGTTCTCATTCAAACATTACTTGATATATATCGTCCCATCATTATCATAAACGAAAATGAGTTAAATGATAAATGTCCAAATTAGTGTGATCCATGAATTATAATATCATCTTCAGTACATGAACAGAAATCACAAATAATTGAAATAATACGATCAGTATTCGACCCAGAAAATTCAATTATTGGCTTAGTATCTTTATTTTTGAGTGTGGCACGTGATGCTATCGCATTTTTTATTTTAAGTAAAAACGTTTGAACTTTATCATCATCTTTAAATTTTGATATTGGAATATCTTCGATGGTTGTGATAGATTTTCTAGTGTTACGTTGGGATGAAAAAATATTAATTCTTAAAAGTTCTTGAGTGTCGAAATCATTTGAATTGAAATCGCATATAGTTGGTTCTTTATTTTTTAATTTTTGTAATTTTAATTTTTCTGCTGATTTAATAGCTTTTCTAGTTTTTTTTAAATCGTCGACTGGTATGTTGTTGCTTTTCGTCTCACTTTTTGAGAATTCACTTTTAGTATCATTAGTATCAAATTCCATATTATTAAGCATAAATGTTATATATATAATTAGATATAAGTATATATATAGTTAAATTTTCATTTTTTTATATGGAGGGGATAAATTGGTAATTTTTATAGTCACATATTTTTTGCCATACAGCGTCTTGTTCTTCAAGATTTATTCTTGATTTTAGCAGAGGGAAATGTGGTAAAAATTCGTCATACTCGAGGAGCTCACAAATTTTGTGAATAATATAATTATAATTAAGGAAATTTTTTCTTTTTTTAGGACGATAAAGTGTGAAAGGTTTTTGAATTTCTTTAAACATACGTTTAATATTTTCTTCTTGTTCTCTTGTCATTGTTGGAGGTGGCATACCATTAAGATTGTTAATAATATGATGTGTATGTTCATAATATTTATTAAATTTTAATTTTTTAAGTATTTTTTTCATTTTTTTATGATCAAGCGTTTTAAAATCATAGATTCGTTGAATATGGAGTTCAACTTTAATTTTATCATAAATTTCTTTATCAATTTCCGTTGATTCTTTGGCTTGAAATTGATTTATGATTTCGGATAAATGATTAGCACGCTTATAAGCACATCCTTTTGAATCAATATTTGAATCTTTATAATTAGGTTTATCAGTTTCAATAGTTATAGGTTCTGAATCCCCACATTTCGGGCATGTTAAATATCCTTCAATATTATGGACTGTTTTTTCTATTTTACAAGTTTTACAAAGTTTGACAACATAAATATTTTTTGTTTTGTGTGTGTTAACGTTATGAACTTTCTTCATATATTTGTCATATAATTTAGATTTATCAGATTCATTTGGAATGATTTCTTTTTTTTTAAAAATATCATTAATATCAATAATATCTTGTCCAACAACATTTTTTTTGCTATCATCATAATATTCTAGCAATGTGGGACCAGCACAATCATAATAATCGAGTTCAGGTAAACGATTTGATAGTTGATAAATTTCTATTCCTAAATCTTCTATTTCATCTTTAATTGATGCTTTCAAATTTATATCGTTTTCAGTGAGTTTAGACAGTTGAATTTGTTCCAACGAATTCAAATCTTTTTTAAGTTTATGATAACGTTTTTTTTTCTTTGCGAGTACGTTATCTTGATTATTAAATTCTGACATTTTTTCTTGATGTTTATTATCGAGAGTAGTAACAACATTATTTTTGTTACTATTAATATATGTTGAATATTTTGTGTGTTTCTCACGAAAAGAAGTTGTATTGCATTTGGACACTGGTATGTTTTTAAGCATTTATTGATATATATGGTATAATATTTCTTTATAATGAAGGTCAGAAAAAATTTATTTAGTTTAATATAAATATTATAAAAATTGCGTTTTGAGAAAAATTTTTTTCTATTTTATTATATATATATATAATAAAATGGGTGGCGGTTTAATGCAATTAGTCGCTTATGGCGCACAAGATGTTTATCTCACAGGAAATCCTCAAATTACTTTCTTCAAGATCGTGTATCGTCGTCATACTAACTTCGCTGTTGAAAACATCGAACAAGTATTCAACGGTTCAGCTGATTTCGGACGCAAAGTTACATGCCAAATTAGCAGAAATGGTGATCTTATCACTAAAATGTATCTCCGTGTCGTTCTTCCTGAATACGATACTGATGATGCAGAAATGAAATGGGCATGGGTTAGCCGTGTTGGTCATGCTTTACTTAATAACGTTGAACTTGAAATTGGTGGCACTCGTATTGACAAACAATATGGTGATTGGCTCAATGTTTGGTATGAACTTGCTCGCAACTGGGCACAAGATCGTGGTTATGCTATTATGATTGGTGATACTAATGAACTTACCACATTAGAACAATATCATAGCTCAGCTATCTTATACATCCCACTTAAGTTCTTCAATAATCGTAATGATGGTCTTGCAATCCCTCTTATTGCACTTCAATATCATGAAGTTAAACTTAACTTCGAATTCACCCCTATCAGTGTTCTCATTAATCGCACCGTGAATGTATCAGAAAGTGAATTCTCAAGATTATCAATGGAAGCTTGCTCATTATTCGTTGATTACGTTTATCTTGACACTGAAGAACGTAAGAGATTCGCCCAAGCCCAACACGAATATCTTATTGAACAAGTTCAATTCACTGGATCTGAATCTGTTAACTCAGTCCAACAGAAATTCCGTCTCAACTTCAACCATCCTTGCAAGGCTTTATACTGGTTCCTTCAACTTGGTCGCTACACTGCTGGAAACACTTTCTTAGCATATGATGCAAAGAATCTCGATAACATGCGTATCATTGCAACCAAACGTTGCGTTTTAGCCCTCGCTAAATACAAAGTTATCGATAGTGTTTACGTTCTTGATCTTTCGACCGATATTAGCGGTGGAGATATCGCTGGTTCTCTTCAAGCATGGGACGACACCAATGCAAGTTTAGTTGCCTTATTCGGACGTATCAATGCGATCGCAATCACTGATGCTCCCGATATTGATAACATTACAATTATTGGTGAATTATTGACTCTCGAAGAAATTTCGACACCAATTGATATCCTCAACCTTGGCTTCAGTTACGTGACTGTTAGAGATTTAAATACTGGTCTTCACAATAATTCTGATGGTTATTACACTAAAGATGTCGTCATTCGTCAATTTGACAACTATGGTCTTTACATCAACAAGACCGGAAACCCAGTCCACAAAGTATTACTCCAACTCAATGGTCACGATCGCTTCTCAGAACGTGATGGATTCTACTTCAACTATGTCCAACCATACCAACACCACAGCAACACCCCAACTGATGGTCTCAATATGTACTCGTTCGCTCTCAACCCAGAAGAACATCAACCCTCTGGCACATGCAATATGTCCCGTATTGATAATGCCACTCTTAACCTCACTTTTGGTCGCACTGACTCAACTGATAGCGCATTCAAGACTGAATATCTCGCTGACAACACTGATATCTCGATCTATGCAACAAATTACAATGTCTTCCGTGTGATGTCGGGCATGGGTGGATTAGCCTATAGTAATTAGAAACTTAATGATGGGCGAAAAATAATTGAATTATTTACTCAATATAAAGAAATGTTAATATATATTATTATAAATACATATCAACATGCAGAACTTAGCCGAACAAACAGATCCAATGGTTGAACTAGACAATCACGTCGACGACACAATTAATAAATTGGGCAGATTTATTAAAACAAAAAAACAACATCAAAAAATAATAACAAAGACAATTAATAGAACAGTTACAATCACAGAGATTATAAAAGAATTAAATCACGAAATAGTTACATATAATGACAAAAAATATATTGTTGGATGTTTACCATGTAACAAACGATATTTGATGTTCATTGCCGATGCAGATAATAAAGATAAAATTATAAAGACATCTTGGCATTTTGCGACAAATGGTAAATACGTTGCGACACAATATGAAATTGATTCAATACGAAAAGAATTATATATGCACAATATGCTTATGGACAAATTAACATTTGAAGGAAAGGGACAACAGCAAACAGTTGATCATATAAATAGAATTGGAACGGACAATCGTAAAATAAATTTAAGATTAGTTGAATCACAATCAGCACAAAATTTTAATCAGAAAAGACGACCACGCAAAATTATATTACCTGATAGTTGCGGCATTACGGCAAACGAACTACCAAAAAATATTAATTATTATAAACCTGATAAAACACATGGTGATTGTTTCACCATAGAAATAAAAGGTGTCCCGACATTGGGAAACAGTAATTATTTTTGGAGAACATCGCGATCTAAAAATATAACACTTAAACTAAAATTAGAAGAAGCGCTTGATCAATTAAAAACTTTGAAAAATGATTACCCAGAATTAAAAGATGTAATTATATGTAAGGAAACAGACGATAAACGACAGCAATTAATTAATGAATATAATGATATTCTTAAATTAAGTCACTACTCAAATGATATTATTCAACAAAATTTACGTGATTTTACGGCAGAATATGTTAAAATAAATAATGAAGAAGCTGAACATATAAATGTTATTAATAATACTTCTGTAAATGTTAACATAAATGACATTATAAATGACAAATCAAATATTGTAAATATTAATATCAATGATATCATTCACAATAATGTTGGTGCTGACACATTAGATGATACAAATATTAATAACATGGGTATGATTGATCTCGAATGTATTGTTTCTAAAAAAAAAATTACTAAGCCAAAATCAAATGGCATTAAAAATGATATTTCTAAAAAAATAGACGTAATTGAAAATATTAATAATCAAGTAAAATCAAATTCAGATGACATTAAAAATGATATTTCTAAAAAAATAGACGTAGTTGAAAATATTAATCAAGTAAAATCAAATTCAAATAACATTAAAAATGATATTTCTAAAAAATTGGATGTAATTGAAAATATTAATAATCAAATAAAACCAAAACCTAATATAACGTCACAACTTGATCAACAAAAAATATTACGTAAACTTGGACGACGGAAAGATAATTTACCACAAAATTGTGGTGTCAAACTCGAAGATTTGCCACATTATAGTTATTTCGTACCAGAATCAAGTAAAAGAGGCTGTAAATTTGTTATAGATCGTCATCCATCATTTATTAAAGATGGGACACGTCAATGGTCAACATCAGGACAAAAAGGAATATCAGTCGCTAACAAATTTAATGAATTGAAAAAAAAAATGAAAGAATTAGATGATAAAATGAATGAAAATTAAAAAATTGATTATTTTATGACCTATCATAATTTATTATATGTTAATAATAAATTATAAATATGCCATCACAAGTTTATTATGAACTACTGGTACACATGGACGATTTTTTCAGATTATATTCGTTTTCACTACCAAAAATAACTAGCGATATTTTTATTAAATTAAGATTGGAAAAAATACAAGATCTTGATGGAACAATATATACATTTAGTGATTGGAACAAATCATAATCATTAAGCCATTATCATAGTCAGTTATGGGATGGAAAAATAAAAAATGGAATTGTCACATTAGTTAAACCATTTGATGATGTCGAAAATATTAAATTATATACAGTGGGCGAAATTACTGATATACATAAATATAAAAATTATGTCGTCAGTGATTGTAATTATATACCACATCATTTAAATTGTGATAAGTTAGATGATGATCAGTATAATATATTTGTAATGAGTCAAGTTCATATATAATAAAAATTGATTAATTTATGACCTAACACGATATTGAATATAATTGTCAATATCATATTATTATGCAGTGACTGGAATCCCGATTTCCCAGTAAATCATTACCAAGGAAAATTATGGCTTGGACGATGTGAACAAAATACATCAAGTGTAGATAACTTATCTGTAAAATTAGTTAAAAACACATTCGAATCAACGAATCGGGTAAAATTATGGTTTGCTGATGATATAACAGATTTACGTATTTTTTTTGAAGCGAATGAACTTGAAGATAAAAATATTATAAATTTAGTTGTTGAAAAACATAGTTTGCGTAATGATATCAACGATAATGATCCAACGACTTATATAAATATGCATCCAGTTTGGCTTGGTGCTTATCCATATCATCATGCAATATATTCAAAAGATAAAACTTAATTTAAGCTGATATCTCATATGAAAATCACTTTTTACATCTTCTTAAATAATATTCATATATTATTTAAGATCAATTAAAGACCACTTAAAATAAACTGTAAAATTTTTAATTTATTTATGTTTATTTTGCATAATGGATTTCACCAAATAATCTAAATATTGTTTACTACCACCAACGGTCGCATCAATTTTTGGTGCAGGTGCAGGCGTTTGATCATACACAACTGTTCCATCAGCATTTGGCGATGGCGTTGGTTGTAATGGTAAAATTTGTTGACGTGGTACAAATGATTGAGCTAATGGTGGAGTTTCAGAGCTTGGAACACTCAATGTACTGTTTGTCGATGGAATTAACGAATATTGGGGAACCATTAATTGTTGTTGCTGTGGGACATATGTTCCAAGAGGTAATGGCAATGGTGGAATTGAAAGTGTTATATCACCACTAGTTGAACCACTAGTTGAACCACTAGTTGAACCACTAGTTGAACCACTAGTTGAACCACTAGTTGAACCACTAGTTGAACCACTAGTTGAACCACTAGTTGAACCACTAGTTGAACCACTA